AAGGTTTAAGAGCATGGGTCAAAGAGAAGTGGGTGGACATTGGAGCACCCAAGAAGAATGGGAAATACCAGCCATGCGGGAGAAGCAAGGGGTCAAAGAGGAAATATCCAAAATGCGTACCACTTGCAAAGGCCACACGAATGACAAAGTCGCAAAAGGCGAGTGCTGTCAGCAGAAAAAGAGCAGCGGGTAACACAGGACCCAAACCAACAAACGTAAAAACGTTTGCGAAACGTAAAAAAGCTGCGAATGGGGGATCAATGAGTAATTATAGACAACATTTACGAAAACCGTGAAACCAACAAAGATAGGAAACGAATGGATAACATCCACTTATAAAAATTTTCCTATTAGCAGGTTAAAAAACAAAATAAACAAGGAAAAAACATGGCAAGAACACCAGCGTGGCAACGAAAAGAAGGCAAAAGTAAGTCAGGAGGCTTGAATAAAAAGGGCGTGGCGTCATATAGACGTGCAAACCCTGGTTCAAAGCTAAAAACTGCTGTTACAACGAAGCCATCTAAGCTAAAAAAAGGTTCCAAAGCTGCAAAACGACGTAAATCGTTCTGCGCACGTATGAAAGGCATGAAAAAGAAACGTACAGGTTCAAAAACTGCACGTGATCCTAACTCTAGGATCAATAAATCTTTACGAAAATGGAATTGCTAACATATGTTGTGCCGAAATTGTGATCACGAGTGTCATTGTAGTAATAACGGTCAATGTGCTGTATGCAAGTGCTCAAATTGTGAGCATAATGCCTTGGACGAATTTTGGGATAGGCTAGATGAAAAGGAAGTTGACGCAAAGCAATAAAAACAGTATTCTGAGTTAGCATTATAAGGGTAGTATTATGATAAATAGAGACAAACGTATTAAAGATTCTTCTCGAGGATTAGGAAGCATGATGATGGCTTCAGATCCTGAAGAAATGAAAGTTCCAACAGATATGATAGATGATCCCGGAGGAACATTTCAAACTGATGAAACAGAAGCAATTATGCAGATTATGGAATCAGGTCAATTAACTCAAATTAAAGAATCAATCGATCCATCTACACTTTCAGACATTATGTCAATGTATGATTCTGCTGTAGAGGATGGAAGATTTATGGGTTCGTTTGACGAATTTTTAGCAACCATACTTGTACAAGAAGCGAAAAAAAATTCATCAGGCATGGATCAAGGTATCATGTCAACAATGAGGGGCTAATATGGCCATTGATAGAGAGATGCCTCTCAAAGAACAAATGAAGTTCGACATAAAGGCAGAAGAAATAGACATTATGGAAGGCGATCCACAGTTAGATGCTGATGGAGGAGCTACAATTAATTTTGGACCAGAAAGTAAAATGTCTGAAGGCCATTCTGAAAATTTAGCAGATTATTTAAGCGACGGTGATCTTGATGTTATATCAAGAGATTTAGTAGAAGCATACGAAGGTGATAGAGACTCAAGAGAAGAATGGTCATCAACTTATGCTGAGGGATTAGATTTACTTGGTATGAAATATGAAGAAAGATCAAATCCATTTCCCGGTGCGTCAGGTGTATCACATCCGTTACTTGCAGAATCAGTAACACAATTTCAAGCACAATCTTATAAAGAATTATTTCCTGCAGGCGGCCCTGTAAAAACTCAAGTCATGGGTATGATTAATCCTCAAGTTGAGGCGCAGTCTGGCCGTGTTAAAGAATTTATGAATTATCAACTAACCCACGTCATGGAAGAATACGAACCCGAGCTTGATCAAATGCTTTTCCACTTACCCTTATCAGGTTCGGCGTTTCGTAAAATTTATTTTGACAACACACTAGGACGACCTGTTTCTAAGTTTGTATCATCAGAAGATTTAGTTGTTCCATACGAGGCGACTGATTTAATGACATGCGCACGAATTACTCATGTTGTAAAAATGATGTCAAATGAATTACGTAAGTTTCAAGTATCAGGATTCTATCGTGACATAGATTTAGAAGATCCTAAAGATGATGATCCAAGTAAAGTTAAAGAAAAAATTGATGAACTTGATGGTCGTAAAAAAGCTTATACAAAAGATAATGTTCACACGTTATTAGAGATGCATGTTGACCTTGATCTTCCAGGTTATGAAGATGCCAATGAGGCAGGTGAAGAGACTGGAATTAGTTTACCGTACATTGTAACTATTGAAGACAACTCAGGGGAAATTTTATCAATACGTAGAAACTGGAATGAACAAGATCCACTCAAAACTAAAAAACAATATTTCGTACATTACAAGTTCTTGCCAGGTCTTGGTTTCTATGGTTTTGGTCTTATTCATATGCTCGGTGGTCTCACAAAAACCGCAACCTCTATACTACGACAGCTTATCGATGCCGGAACCCTCGTTAATTTACCAGCTGGTTTCAAAGCAAGAGGGCTTAGAATTAGGGATGATGATCAACCTTTAGTACCTGGTGAATTTAGAGATGTTGATGCTCCTGCTGGAGACATTCGTAATTCATTAGTTCCATTACCTTACAAAGAACCATCAGGAACGTTATTTAATTTATTAGGTTTTGTTATTGAAAGTGGTAAATCATTTGCTGCGGTCGCTGACATGAAACTTGGTGAAGGTAACGAAGTAAATCCTGTTGGTACGACTATGGCTCTTCTTGAGAGAGGCATGAAAGTCATGTCTGCGATTCACAAAAGAATGCACATGGCTCAAGGAAAAGAGTTTAAATTATTAGCAAAATTATTTGCTGAAACATTGCCTGATATTTATCCGTATCAAGTTATAGGTGGAAATCAAGCAGTAAAAGCACAGGACTTTGATGATAGAATAGATGTTATACCTGTATCAGATCCGAACATATTTTCAGTCACACAACGTGTGACTCTTGCACAACAGCAGCTACAACTGGCTCAAGCTGCACCAGAAATGCATAATATTCCTGAAGCCTATAGACGAATGTATGAGGCAATGGGGGTTCAAAATATTGAGGCTTTGATGCCACCGCCTCCACCTCCGCCACCACCTAAAGATCCTGCAACAGAAAATGCAGAACTATTGGCTGGTATGCCCGCGCAAGCTTTTCAAGGACAAAATCACGATGCTCACATTGAAGCACACTTTGCTTTAATGCACAGTACAGTGGTTAAAAGTAATCCTGTAGTTTCAGCAAATATTCAAGCTCATATTATGCAGCATATTTCATTAAAAGCTCAAGAGCAGGTGCAGGCAGAGGTTCAAGAACAAATGCAACAAATGCCACCTGAGCAACAACAAATGATGCAACAACAAATGATGATGGAAATGCAGAGCAGAGTTGCAGAACTTGGAGCAGAATTGATAGCAGAGTTTGTTGCAGAGTATGAAGAGTTATTAAAAGATTCTTCTAACGATCCTTTAGTAGATTTAAAAAGAGAAGAGTTAGAATTAAAAGAACAAGATATGGAACGTAAAGCTCAGGAAGCACAATTAAAATTAGAACTTGAAGAACGTAAAGCTGATGATCGAAAAGAAACTGATGAAGATAGAATTGATCAACAAAAAGACGCACTAGCTATTCGTTCAGCGATTGCTGCAGAAAAATTAGAAAAAGATTCTAAAAATAAAATGATGGATAAAGCAGAAAAGATTACAGCCAATCTTGAAAAAACCACTGCTAATATTTTAAATCCTAACGGGAGACAACAATAGTGACTAAACCTGACGATAAACCAGGAAAACCGGGTGGCGGTATTAATCCAGGAGGCGGCGGTGCAGGTGGACCTAAAGATCCTTGCCGTCCCTCAGCATATATTTACGATCCTGTTACTAAAAGTATGGTTCCTCCTCCAGGTTGCCCAGGGGCACCTGATCCTGTCGAACCTACTCCAGAACCATCGCCACCACCTTTAGGATACAGTCCTATATATACAGACGGAGGTATAGGAGTTTTTGAACCTAAAGTAAAAACAGGGATTGTTGCTGATCAATATGCTAAACTTTTAGACGTTCCTTACAGAGAGGCTTTTATGCCTGGTGGACCAGAAAGTAGTGTTTTTAGTGCAAAGAATGTTATGCCTGTTGAGACAAAAGCTGATCCTCGTCCTTACAGTAAAACAAAACAAATTCCAATCCGTGATTTAATAAAACTGCCTATGAGAGATGCAACAGATGCTGAACTATTGGCCGTATCAGGAACTCCTGATGAACCAATGATGTCAAAAGATCCTTACAAAACCATGTCCTATCAATTAGATTATGTATCATCACCTGGAAGAACTTTTACAGGATCTGGAACTAAACCACCTGGTTCAATAACGGGACCCGTTATTCCTTTGCCAGTCGTAGGTGGATCATCTACAGGAGGTGTTTTTACACCTAACCCTGGAGGTGGGGGAACTTACACAGGACCTGGAGTTAACTTACCCGGTCCAGTTGTTCCTTTACCAGTCGTCGGAGGAGCACCAAAAACTGGTGGTAATTTAATTCCTCTTAGTGACGAATTAGGTTTTACAATCGATAATGAAGGCAATAAAATTTATTCTGATTCAGAAGGCAATCCTGTGTTTGCAGCTGATGGAGGTCGTATTGACAAAATGGACGGCGGCATGATGATTATTGAAGACGGGGTTGCAAATGATGGCATTGGTGGTATATTAAAAAAATATAAAGAAATAAGATCAGAATTATAAAGTAATGGACGGACTATGGTTGAGCGATAAGATACTTCGTATCATTCGCGACAAAAAACAAAAAACTACAGATTTTGTTATGCAAGGTAGCACGACAGAAAGAGCTGACTATAATTTTATGATTGGTCAATATCGTATCTTGGAAGAGATAGAAGATGAAATAAAAGAGATCTTAAAAAAAGGAGAACAAAACGATGAGTGATTTAATATTACCCACGCACATGGCTAAAGCCAGAAAAAAAGAAAAACTTAAAGTTGCAGAAGAAGGAAAAACAATTGAAGAATTAGAAAAAAACCAAAAGAAAGTAGAAGAAATATATGGAACAAGAGAATCTAAATACCTGGACCCTGATAATATTGAC